GTAACAGACTATGTTGTCATCCATTGTGCGGCCACAAAGCCAAGCATGGATACTTCTGCCGCTGACATAGATAGGTGGCATAGGGAACGTGGGTGGCTAAAGATTGGATACCATTATGTTATTAGACGTGATGGTTCAATAGAAACGGGCAGAGAACTGAATGAAATAGGTGCTCATGCTAAAGGTTATAACCACAATTCTGTTTCTGTTTGTATGGTAGGTGGTCTATCAGAAGACGGTACAGTATCTGAAACAAATTTTACAGATGAACAATGGGAATCTTTAGGTTCAACTGTAGATACTCTATTAGAAAAATATCCTAGTGCTAAGTTGATAGGTCACAATGAAATATCAGAGAAAGCTTGTCCAACATTTAATGTAGGCGAATGGTATGGCAAATATACAGCATCAGGAGAATAGCGAGTTTATCACACATGAGCCATGTCCTACTTGTAACTCTAAGGATAACTTAGCACGTTACTCGGATGGGCATGGTTATTGTTTTGGATGTGGTCATTATGAAAAAGGAAAGGAAGATATGGAAGAAACGGAATCCGATAGCGAAAAGTTTGGTATCCACACACTACTTACAAAGGGTAATAAAAAACAAGAAATTATATTCTCGGAAGGGGAAACGAAAGCTTTAACTAAAAGACATATTAATAAAGAGACTTGTATAAAATTTGACTACCGAGTTTCAACTCATCAAGGGCATCCTTGTCAGGTAGCGAACTACAAGATTAATAATAGAGTGGTAGCACAGAAGTTAAGGTTTCCTGATAAAACTTTTAAGTGGGTTGGAGAATCAACTGATGTAGGGTTGTTTGGACAACACCTATGGAGAGATGGTGGCAAGATGATTGTTGTCACCGAGGGTGAGTTAGACTGTATGAGTGTTAGTCAGTCACAAGGAAATAAATGGGCAGTTGTCTCCATTAAAAATGGGTCTCAAGGAGCAAAGAGAGACATACAGAAATCTCTTGAATGGCTAGAAAAATTTGAGAGTGTTGTCTTTATGTTTGACATGGACAGAGCAGGTCAGTCTGCTGCCCTTTCTTGTGCATCAGTCTTAACTCCAGGAAAAGCTAAGATTGCTCACTTACCTTTAAAGGATGCTAACGAAATGTTAGTTGAGGGTAGAGTTAAAGAACTTATAGATGCTATATGGTCAGCTAAAACATTTAGACCTGATGGCATTGTAAGTGGGGAAGAACTTTGGAACTCAGTTTCTAAAGAAGAAGTTGTTGTATCAGTAGACTATCCTTTTATTGGTCTGAATGATAAGACACATGGACTTAGAAAATCAGAACTCACAACTATTACAGGTGGTAGTGGTATAGGTAAGAGTGCTCTTGTAAGGGAAATAGGTTATCACTTAATTAAAACAGGAGAACGAGTTGGTTTCATTATGCTTGAAGAAACGGTTAAGAGAACTGCACTCGGTATTATGGGATTACATCTTAACAGACCTATACATCTTGGCAATCTTCCTACTGAAGAATCTGAACTATTATCTGCGTATAAGCATTGTATCGGCAATGGGAGGGTTTATTTTTATGATAGTTTTGGTAGCACCTCTATCAACAATCTCATCAGTAGAATCAAGTTTCTTGCTAAAGGGGCAGAGTGCGATTGGATTATACTTGACCATCTCAGCATTGTTGTTTCTGGTCTTGGCGATGGTGATGAAAGAAGATTAATAGACAATGCCATGACTTTACTGCGAACCCTTGTTCAAGAAACAGGTATAGGTTTAATTTTAGTTTCCCATCTCAAGAGACCTGATGGAAATAAAGGACATGAAGAAGGTGCACAAACATCTTTATCTCAACTTAGAGGAAGCCATGCTATTGCACAGTTAAGTGATATGGTAATTAGTCTTGAAAGAAATCAGCAAGGAGAAGACAGCAATCTTACCACTATTCGTGTGTTGAAAAATAGATTTAGTGGGGATACTGGGGTGGCTTGTCATTGTCTTTATAGTCCTGATACTGGAAGGATGACGGAAACTAATCCTGAATTTAAAGATAAGAATGAGGAGTTTTAAATGTGGGGAAGATTAATAGAATATATAACAGAGTATGAAATGAAAAAAGAACAGAGTGTTCCAAAATATTTTAATCCAAAAGCAGCAAAGAGAAAGAAGAATCAAATGCCATATTCACTAAGAGAACAATATGTTCACGAATTTCAAAAAGCTATGGAACAAGATATTGAAGTTCCTTATTCATTAAATCTTTTGAATTTTAGAATGTCTTTAATAAGAGAAGAAATGAAAGAATTTGAAACTGCTGTGGGAGCGGCCGAATATGATTTACTTAAAAAGAGTTCTTTAACTGTTCAAACTAAAGCTGACATATTGAAAGAACTTTGTGACTTACTATATGTATTATCAGGGTTTGCAGTTACCTTTGGTCTTTCTGTTCAACCTGCTTTCAATCGTGTCCATGCTTCTAACATGAGTAAGTTAGAAAATGGGAAACCACAGAAAGATGATTGGGGAAAGGTACAGAAAGGAGATAACTACAAGCCACCAAAAATGGAGGACTTAGTTTGAGATATGTATTTGATATAGAGACTGATGGGTTATTGGACACAGTTAGCAAGGTTCATTGTATTGTATTAAAAAATATAGATACAAATGAAACCTCTGTGTTTTCCGATAATATAAAAGGTGGCATACAAGAATTAGAAAATGCTACTTTAATTATTGGACATAACATTATTAAGTATGACATTCCTGTTCTTAAAAAACTTTTTAGTTTTAATCCTAAAGGGACGGTAAGAGATACACTTGTCTGCACTCGTTTAATATGGGCAGACATTAAGCAAAGTGATTTCACAAGGACAGATTTCCCTACCAAACTTATAGGCTCTCATAGTCTTAGAGCATGGGGACATAGGATTGGAGATTACAAGGATGATTATGATAAAGGTTGGGAAATATTTTCTACTGAGATGTTGGACTATTGTATTCAAGATTGTAATGTTACTCATACGTTATGGAATAAAATTACTGAAAAAAATTATTCACAACAAGCCTTGGAGTTAGAGCATGAACTTAATGAAATTATTTACAAGCAAGAAACTTACGGATTTGCCTTTGACAGAAAAGTTGGCAGTTCTTTATATGCAGAACTGTCAGATAGAAAGCATCAAATTGAAACGGAACTCAAGGTGGTCTTCCCTGATTGGGAAATTAAAACACCGTTTTTACCTAAAGTAAATTCAAAAAAGTTTGGGTACATTAAGGGTGAACTTACTTATAAAGTAAAGAAGATTCAGTTTAACCCTAGTAGTCGTGACCATGTTGCTAATCGTTTACAAAAGATTAAAGGATGGATACCTACTGATTTTACTAATGATGGTAAACCAAAGGTAGATGAAGAAGTCTTATCAAAGTTAGAGTACCCCGAAGCAAAACTTCTTGTTCAATATTATGTCTTGTTAAAAAGAATAGGACAACTAGCTGAAGGAAATCAAGCTTGGTTAAAAGTAGAAAAGCAAGGTCGTATTCATGGGTCAGTAAATACAAACGGTGCTGTCACAGGTAGGGCAACTCATGCCTTTCCGAATGTGGCTCAAGTTCCTGCCAATGGTGTTCCTTATGGGAAAGAATGTAGAGCCTTATTTATTACAAGTCCTAACAAAGAACTTGTTGGGGTTGATGTATCAGGTTTGGAATTAAGATGTCTTGCACATTACATGGCTAAATATGATGGAGGTGACTATGCAGAGAAGGTTGTCAATGGTGACATTCACACAGAGAACCAACAGAAGGCGGGGCTTACTACACGAAGCCAAGCCAAAACATTTATCTACGGATTCTTATACGGAGCAGGAGTCCAAAAAATCGGAGAGATTGTTGGGGGAGATTCCAAAGAAGGAGGAAAGTTAAAGGCTAGATTTCTTAAAGCACTTCCAGCATTAAACACATTAACAACAAAAGTAAGAGAAGCATCTACAAAAGGTTACTTAATAGGTCTTGATAATAGACGAATAAAAGTAAGGGCAGAGTATGCGGCTCTCAATACACTTCTGCAATCTGCAGGGGCACTTATATGTAAACAATGGTTAATAGAATTTGATAGAGCCTTAAAGGAAACAGGTTTAAATTCTAAAGCCAATCAAGTCGCATGGATACATGACGAAATACAAATAGAAGTTGAGAAAGGATACTCACATGAAGTCGGAAAACTTGCAGTTGAATCTATTCGGAGAGCAGGAGAGCACTTCAAAATCAGATGCCAACTTGACGGAGAATACAGAGTCGGACAGAACTGGGCTGAGACCCACTAAGAAGACTCGCAAGGACTTTGATATTGACCTTGCTTTTGGAAAGCTACACGAGGATAAGATTCTCGATATGCTTGAAAATAAAAAGATTGAAGTAAAAACAGAAAGAGATGTGTGGACTCGTTCTGGTAATATAGCAATCGAATTTGAAAGTTATGGTAAACC